AGGCTTTACACTACAATCACATTCACCATCTGTTAAGTATATCAAACAAGTATACTTATCTTGGTTCTCATTATACAATTCTAATACGGGATCAAACTGGGTACCTCCGCGTCCATGAAGTTCAATCTTGTCTCCAGCTTTATATGGACCAATATGTTGAATTCTTGAATCACATTGTACAACGGTTATCTCTGCACCTGTCTTATGGATATGATCTATCTCATGAAAGAACTCTTGTACTTCCACATCACTAACGGAACCGCTAGTATCTACAGCAACTAAAATATGCTTACGGAATTTAATCTTAAGACCTGGGTTATCCTCAAATCTTTTATTAGATTTACGTCTAAGCTTCTTAGTAAATACTTTCTGACTACCTCCAGTAAACCTTCTAAGATAAGACTTCCAGTCAAACTTAGCTGGCTCACTACTGTTAAGCTTGTCTAGTAAACCCTTGAGTTCTCCAGGTACATGACCTCTAGACTTTGTTACTTGATCTGCAATCTCCTTAAGCTGATGCTCTACTTGCTTTTGTATAAGCTTTTGTTCAGCCTCACTTAAGTCTTTGAAGTCATCCCATGTGCTATGATCTGGAACAGGTTGACCATCACCATAGGTAGGTTGACCTTCTTCCATAGCTTTCATCATCTGCTCAAACTTACTAGTACCATCTCCATTATCCAACTCTTGCTGTAGTAACTTATAATACTCTCTGCAACCTGCCCTAAGAGGAAGATTCATAGGAGCAAACATTTCGTTATCAATAGTGCAGCCACCGTCAGGAAGATACTGTGCATCTATATACTGATTAATCTCCAGGTCCATTGCTACGTTAGCTAACTTAGGATCTGCAAAGTCATTGTGTATAGTAAGATGGAAGAATGCAATATGCAATAGCTCATGCTTTAGTAGACCTATGTGATGCTCAGGACTCAAGCTTTCCCAAAACTCCTCGTTGATCATCAACTGGAAGTTTATGTTATGCTTGCATACACCTGCAGTAGGAACACGCTTGCTCCATAGTTTATTTAGTCCAATGAGAAAGAGCCCGTAAAAAGGCTCCTTCAACATTAGTTCTTTGCTAGCCTTAGCTAGGCTATCTTGTTTTGTCATTTACCTTTTGGTATTAATGTTAGTTGATACTGTTCCATGAAAGTAAAACCAGCAGTTTCTAATTGCTTCCCTAACTCTTCTGCAAATCTGTTAATAAAGAATCCCATAGCTACGGGATCCATATTCACATTCTTGTGAAGTACATCATACATCTGATTCCAAGTAAGTACATTACCGTAATCTAATCCTGTAAGTTCTTTTAACTTTACAATGGTATCTAAACCAAGATCTAGATTCTTATGTCCAGCTTCTTTACATAACATAAGTATGTAAGGTAAATTAGCTTGGATATCTGAAGAGTCAATAAGATTCTTAACCACAACATGGTTCTCTTTATCTACAGACTTAGCCATAGTCAACAAATTCTTATATGTTGACTCATCAAGTTTAAATATTTCTCCCATTAGTCTTCTATTTTTAAAGTTTTTAACATCCATACAGGAGGGTTATTCATATTAGTGATCCACTCCTTTGCACTTGGTAGATAACCATTGCAATCTTCTTTTACATGTTGCTCGCCTACATAGCGAGTCATAACTTTTTTACCTACTGAGTTAACAAAGAAGGGCCCGAAGACCCTTTCACATTCAAAGATACCTTCACTGTGGTGCCTAAATAATCTATGCATACTGTGACCATACCAGGCCTTAGTAGCATCAAACCATTCATGAATGTGCATGTATTCCTCAGGCTCACCGCCCCACTTCTTAGCGGAACTGCGAGCATGATCATATGGATGCGCCATTAGCTTCCCCAGCCGTTACCTTCTCCCCAGTTTATATCTACAATATCAACTGAAGCTCCTGCATCTTCAATAGATCTTACATAACCATCAATAGTTATCTCAGGAGTATCTCCTTCAAGATCAATTCTTATATTCCCATAACCACCATCATTATTATACCAGTCATAGTCATAATGCTGCTCAAGTATATGAGTAGCTAAATCTTGTAGATCTCCATCAAATTTATCGTTAAGATCAGTTGTAATATTTTCCCCATCATACTCTACATCTTCTACCTGGCCAGAGTCTCCTCCGCCATCATATCTAATCTCTACATTTGTTACACCAGCATCTTTTAATGCTGCAAATAAGGTTGCTGTTCTTAAACTTGCCATATTACTTTTGTTTATAAAATCTACCCAAGATATTAGCGTTTAACCAGATGTCTTTCTCTAGTACCTCGCACATAAATTGGTATTTAACTTCTTGATAAGAGAGCTCTGTCTTAGAGTAACATATCTTTAGGATGGTCCTTTTGATTTGTACTCCAGCCTTATGAGCTGCCTTAAGTTTCTCATTACTACTATAGTAGTTCTGATATACAATCTTTTTTACACGCTTGTAGTTCTTCAAGCGTTTGTCAGTGGGCAATGCCTTCTTAGAAAGCTTAGTCTTAACATCCGCAAAGAAGTTCTTCTTGCCTATGTAGGACTTGCGTTCACCATCTAGGATAACATCCATCTGGTATACAAATCCTACAGCACCATCAGGAATCATGTCCTCGGTGAATTCTTTTAATTTATAAACCCACATGCTTTCTAGCTATCTGCATTAGTAAATCATTTATATGACGGTGAGTCTCATCAGCATCATAACCTTTAATAATATCAAGCATTTTAACTATTACCTTATCTGCTTGATCTGGTAAACAAAGTGTACTAATCTGATCAAGTAATCTCTCGTAATCACTATTATAATACTTAGGCGTAGGGATTGAATCATGCATACCCCCAAAGCTTCCAAGGTGAGTTGTGACTACATTATTTGAGTCATAAACAGCTTGAGCATGCATTATCTCTTTTAATTTTTCTTCATCCATAATTTTATTTCTTTAATGCTTCTTTTAATAAGGGGTGTAACACTTTTCTAGTCTCAGGTATACCATAATCTCTAACAGAATCAGATAGATCCTTAGACATAGGTAAGATAACACCCGGAATATTATACTGCTCTTGATACTTCTGTGCGGCTTTAATACCAGCGTCATCATTATCAAAGAGAGTACATATAGTTTTATACTTGAGCTGATACATGGCAATAGCTCCAGGAGGTATCAACGTATTCTCACTGTCTGGTGCTACAACTTCTGTGTTGTAACCAAATTTAGTAAGACACATGGCATCCTTAAGAGAGCTACAGATTACAAGATTAGGTTGGTCAAACTTTAACTGATCAGTACCCTGGATATAGTTCTTAACCTTTAGGAACTTATGTTCAGCAACTTTAGGTTGATATATCTTATACACTGTACCATCTAATCTGGTATATGCATATATGTTAGGACCGTTAATAGTTAGCTTCTCACCTGTCTCTTTCTCCATACGGTAACTATCTACAGGTATGACCTTGAACTTAGATAATGTATCAGAGTCAATACTGAATACAGTCCAGAATTCTGCGTCACTTTTAACCCACGGTCTAGCTTTATAATCTTTAACCTGGTATCTATCTTGCTTTTTAAATACATTTATATCTAGTGCACTCTTACCGCTTAACATAAATTCATTATAGTCAAATAAGATCTTTACTGCAGCTTGAGCAGGTGTTAGATCAAAAAGACTTACTACAAGATTAAAACCGTTACCACCTTTACCGCTAGAGAAATCCTTATAGAAGTACTTGTTATCATTAAAGAATATCACAAAGCTAGGTGTACGTTCTGTCTGATTGAACAGAGATTTAATCTTTAGATCTTGTCCTGTAAGTCTTTCACTAAGACCACAGTAGTTTTCAAATATCCAGTTAGATGGTACATCACTAAGAGAATCAACAAGAGATTTAGTTCTAATCATAGTATTAATATAACGACAAAAAGGGGAGTGAAAATACTCCCCTTTCTATCAATTACCAAATCAATTAAATCTGAAAATCGTCACCTACTGAAGATGAG